GATACAATATCTTAAGAATGACTCAAACTCTGGTTTACCTTATCTAGTAAAGAAATCTCGCATAAAAGGTAGTTTGGTCTCGGATTGTAAAGAATTGTATTCTAGGAATTATCCTTGTGTTTTATTTACCAGAACTCAAGAAAATAACAAAACTCGGACAGTGTGGGGTTATCCTGCAAGTGATACGCTTGAAGAGATGCGTTATTATAGACCGCTTCTTGATTATCAGAAGAAATTAAGTTGGAGAGCAGCACTTAATACTCCAGATATCATTGATCTAGCGATGACTAAACTACTAGTAGCCGCAAATAATAATAAAGATGAGAAACTACTCTCAATAGACTTTTCATCTTATGACGCAACAGTCAAATTTGGTTTACAGACTGCTGCTTTTAACTATATACGGGATATGTATCAATCACAATATGTATCTGAAATAGATGTAATAGCTAAAAGGTTCAACACTGTTGGGCTTGTCACACCAGATGGTATTTATGACGGACCTCATGGAGTACCTTCAGGATCTACTTTTACCAATGAAGTTGATTCAATATGTCAATATCTGGTGGCATCTTCATCTAATTTAATAGATGAAATTAATCTCTGCCAAATACAAGGCGATGATGGCGTATATTTAACACGATTTCCAAATGAGTTAATGGAGCATTTTGGAAAATACGGCCTAGATGTAAATATTGACAAATCTCACATAGCAAATGAATATATCATTTATTTGCAATCATTATACCACATCGATTATATGAAGAACGGTGTAGTTGGTGGTATCTATTCTACGTACAGAGCTTTACTTAGACTAGTTTACCTAGAGCGGTTTACTGACATATCTAAGGATGAGATTAGCGGAAAAGATTATTTTGCAATTAGAGCTATCTCTATTATCGAGAATGTGAAGCACCATCCTTTATTTGAACAATTTGTTCTATATGTCCTATCATTAGATAAATATAATCTACAATTTAGCGACCAGGGACTCAAGGCGTTTGTTAAATCACGTATGAGTAAAGAAGGGAAAGATATTACGTTTAGAAATTGGTCATATGGCGAAGATGTTGGGAGGTATACGAAACTTCGAGTCATACAAAATCATACAACGGAATATATAACATTTCGGGTTAACACTTT